GCGTCGTTGGGTGAATCACCAACACCAATCATTTTTGCTTCTTCTGAATCCCAAAAATCCAATGCTTCACAGTCGTCGCCTGATATGTAGTTAGCCAAACCTTCGGATTCCTCTAAATACTCTGCAATTGCAAACCACTTACCACCTTCGTAAACGCCCGAATAGCGTGATTCTCTTATCACTACTGGGTAAAGAGATATTGCGTCACTCATCTTCGTATGATTCAGCTGACAAAACTTTCTCAAGTTCTGTAACAATGAAGTCCGGTCCGGCAGCTCCGACTATTGTTGAGACGACTTCTCCGTCAGCAAATATCAGAAGTGTTGGAATACTCATCACATTGAATCGTTGTGCCAACGCTCGGTTCTTGTCAACATCAGATTTAACAAATCGTATTATCCCTTCGTATGCGGCACTGAGCTCCTCCAAGAGTGGGGTCATGTATTGGCACGGCCCACACCATGTAGCCCATATGTCAAGGACCATAGGGGTTCCACTCTCCGCTAGAACTGAATCAAATTCGTCTTGGGTTATTTCTCTCATATGTCTATTGTATTCCCTATTTGTCCACCCACAAATATGCCTTACGGGTTGCAATGGGCTAGGTGGGTGGCTATATTGACTGAACACCCATATTAAAGGAGCTTTATGATTTACTCAGGCGATAACTGGCGCTCATCACGGGCGTGTATTGATGCCAGCACACTTACTTTTTTCCCTCGCAGTCGGAAGATACGACTACAGGCTCTTGCCTATTGTGGGATTTGCCTTGTTCGTGGTGAGTGTCTCAAGTATGCTCTTGATAATTCAATCGAGTTTGGAATCTACGGAGGAAAGACTGAAGACGAACGAAAGGTTATTTTGCGTCGCAGGCGATGAACGAAAAAAGACTCTGGCTAAATGACGACCATCTAATAATCGACTTTCCATACGACCCAGATGAGGTCGCAGCGATTAAAAAGATACCTGGGGCAAAGTGGGACAAGCTTGCCCGTGTTTGGCGTGCTCCTGCTACGAGCCTTTCGCAGGTTAGGGATTTTGCAATACTCCATGACTTTGAAGTAGATACATCAATAATGCTATTCAATGAGCCGGAACGGCTGAATAAGTCATTTGGTATGTGGAGCGACGATAGCTGGATTTATCTTGGCTTTAACTACGACCAAGTAAAAGTTCGTTCGGTTAAGCAGCTTCCCGGTGTTACGTGGGATTCAAAATCAAAAGCCTGGAAGGTCCCTAGGACAGCAGTTCGTGAAGCAATTCAATGGGCGATAATGTTCAAGATGGATGTATCAGCAGAACTACATCTTGATGCAGAAGAGTTTGCTGAGGTTAGCAAAAAACGGGCAGATGCATCACGGGCTCACAGTGCAGAAATAGAAATACCAAACATCTCTGGTTCCCTTCTTCCGTATCAAATGGCTGGAGTTTCGTATGCCCATCAGGCCAGAAGGTGTTTCATTGCTGATGACATGGGTCTAGGTAAGACTCTTCAAGCCCTAGCAACACTCGAGTACTGTGCGTCTCTCGGAGAAGATGTTTATCCAGCGATAGTTATGTGTCCATCAAACCTTGTCCTTAACTGGAAGGCAGAAGTTGAGAAGTGGACACCATCTAGGACCGCTACTGTCGTAACAGACCGTTCGGACTTCCCTGAAGAAGAACACGACATAATCGTAATCGGTTATGCAAACATTCATCATTGGGTTAAAAGCCTCAAGGGATACAAGTCATTGATATGCGATGAATCTCACTACCTAAAAACGCCAACTGCTCAGCGCACCAAAGCAGCTATAAAGATTTCAAAAACTATCAAGTCTGGAGTTGTCTTGTGTCTTACCGGTACCCCTGTCACTAATAGGCCTGCTGAGTACGCAAGCCAACTAGAGATAATTGGCCGTCTCAATGAGCTTGGTGGCACCTGGGGCTTCTATAGACGCTACTGCGGAGCCTTTAAGGACAAGTGGGGCCACTGGAATACAGCTGGGGCAACAAACCTTCAGGAGCTGAACGAGATACTTCGTTCTCTTTGCTATATACGTAGGACAAAAGAGCAGGTTCTTCCAGAACTTCCAGATGTCATACACGATAGACACATGGTGAGCCTTTCAGAAAAGCACAAACTAGAGTATAAAAAAGCAGAAGACGACATAGTCGAGTACCTTGTACAACGCGCAAAAGAAATTGCTCTCGAAATTGGTAAATCTCCACATTCGGCTGCAGTTGTTGCACGGATAAAAGCTGAATCAAATGTCCACCTTGTAAAGCTGTCGGTGCTACGCCGTCTGGCCGCCAAGGGCAAGATGGAATCAATCAAGGAGTGGGTTAAGACCCAGATTGAAGCCGGCGAAAAAGTTGTAATTGCTGCACACCATAGAGATGTGGTTGATGCCTTGGCAAATGAGTTTGGTGGATTAAAAATTCAGGGTGGCATGGATGTACACGAAGTTGAAAAAGCAAAGAAGGACTTTCAGAACCTATCTACGGAAGAAGCCCCTGTAATAGTCCTGTCTATGCAAGCTGCAAAAACCGGACACACACTTACGGCAGCTCAGAAGGTTCTGTTCGTAGAGCTCCCATGGACGCCAGCTGATGTTGACCAGCTATACAGTCGATGTCACAGGCTTGGACAAAAAGGTTCAGTAATGGTTACCTACGCAATAGCCACGGGCACTGTTGATGAACAAATCTACGACCTAATTCAATCAAAGCGCTCAATAGTGAATGCTGCCGTTGATGGTTCGGACATTTCTTCTGATGATTCTTCAAGCCGGCTTGTACTTGATTACCTAAAACAAGGGCTTAGCCGTTAATAACCTTTAAGCACTCTTTGCAGGTAACAAAAGATTTGTTGGTCGTAACATAATACGAGCCATCATCAAGACCACAAGAGGTTAAGTAAAAACTAACGCCGTGCCAGCCGTTGCTGTTGTGGACAACTTTAATTTCTTGCTCGCTCACTGCTACTCCAGGCTAAGTAAGAATGTCCCTGACTCCCACATGATTCCAATTGCTGAATAACCAATCACATCCATAACATTGTCCTTGATTGACTCGTTGTTTGGGTTTGTGTTATTGCCAACAAGGTTTTCAAGTCTCGCAATCTTGTCGTGAACCCTAACCATTAATCCAGCTCTACCAAATCGCTGAATGTTCTCGTGGCCATAATCATGCTGTTTTCGGCACAAAGTTTCGTGCACTTCAGGTGATGTCAAATTAAAACCAAGGGAGCGTGAGAGCATGCTGGCAAGCCTTCCAATCCCCCTCCACGCCTGTGAGGCATCTTTTGCTTCGTGATGAAACATGTCATCTATAAAAACGTCGTGTGAAACTCGGAGCATCTTGATAATGGGCATACTCGCATCTTCAAAGGATGCAATAATCTTCGAGATGCTGTCCCACGCTAAATCTTGTTCTTCTTCTGGCGGCAGTATCTTGCTCAACGCAATTGCGGCGGCAGCATTCCATGTCTTTGGTGTTTCTTTATACATTTGCTCAGTCATTTAATAATCCTTTGAAGATTTTTCCAAGCCATTCGGCTACGGGTGCAGCCACTCCGTTCCCGGTCTGTTTGTACCTTGCTGTATCGGGTTGTTCTTTGCCATCCGCACGCCACCTAGTGTGGTCCACGGGCCAGCCCATCAAAATCTCACATTCTTTTGGCAAAAGGCGTCTGACCACCATGTTCTGCAATACTCCGGTTGACTGTTTTGTTCCTGCCCTAATTGCATGATGAATGCCGCCATCAACAAGTTTGTCATTGTATTCATCGTAAGCAATCGCATCGATGACCAAATTTTCACCTCGGCTTGATGGGACTCCACCGTCACCACCACTACGAAGTGTCATTGCCACACCATCATTGAGTTCTTCCATTTGAGCAACCATGGGTGTGTTTAGTCCACCTGTTCCCATGAATGCAGTCAATGTGTTGATGGTGTCGCCTTGAAGACGAACGCCGTCCTGTCTGTGTGGGTGGAAGACTATTGGTGAGTTTTCATCTTCGTAGGCGACGCTTGGTGACTGTTGCGTAGCTTTGAGTGTTGGTGAGTGGTCTGTAAAAACATTTGCATTTGAACCGAACTGTGTATCAAAAGAAAAAACTTGATTGTCTTCAACAATTAATTTATCTTCGGCAACATACTGGGTGCCAACTCCCCTCCAGTCTCTGGCTTGCAGTGTCCCTATGACATCTTGATATGAATCCGTTGTGGTTTCAATACTGTCTGTAAGTATGGTGCCTGGGCCCTTTGCATCACGGGCACGCAATGTTAGAGCGGTGTCTGTTTCTTGCCATTTAGCAAAACCGCTATTCTCGTATGCTAGGACTCCCTGTTCGCTACTGCTTCCAATGCTTGACGAAGTTTTTCCGGAAGCTTTTTGTTTCTCCTGTCGGCCCTTCTGAGAATGCCTTCGCACGCCCTCTTGGACAGGTAATAGCGGGATGGGACTTCGCTCTGCGGCACCAATATCGTATGTAGCACACACGAAGATGCGGCGCCGTCGCTGGGCGACTCCGTAGTACTGAGCATCAAGGATTGCCCAGTCAAGCGCCACGCACCCTGATTTGGCCATTTCATCGAGGACGACCCCAAAGTCAGCACCCTTGTTGGAAGTAAGTGCTCCGGGAACGTTTTCCCAGATTGCGAGTCGTGGGTATTGTCCATTTGTTGCATCACGCATCTCCTTGATAATTCTTATTGCTTCATGGAACAAACCAGAGCGCTCACCTGAGAGGCCCTTTCGGACGCCAGCCACGGAGAGGTCCTGACACGGACTTCCAAAGTTAATGCAGTCAACTGGTTCTATCTCGTTGCCTTTTACATCCCTGACATCTAGGTACTTGGGGATGTCGGGCCAGTGCTTGCTGAGTATTCTCTGACATGCAGGGTCCCACTCAGCTTGCCATTTACATTGCCAACCGGCAGCCTCGAACCCAAGGTCGAAGCCGCCGACGCCGGCAAAAAGACTGCCGAAGGTAAGGCTCAGAAAGGTTCTTCCTCAAATGAGTCAATATCGTTTCGGCTGGTTGCTGGACGAGCGCCTGCTCGTGCTGGTGTTTTCTGTGCAGGACGAGCATTGACAGGATTGCCTGAAGCATTCTCTACCTTTGCTTTGCGCTGCAATGTTTCAATGTTGCGTACAGATACGCCGATTTCGTCAGCAAGGATGTTCACTGCTGAACGCTTCTTGCCTGTTTCTTTGTCGTCCCATGTTTCTTGCTCAAGACGACCCGTGACTGTTACGCGAATTCCTTTTTCAAGCACACGGGCTGCATCTTCTGCAAGGTTTCGCCATGCAATGACATTGAAGTAGGAAGTCTTTTCTTGCTTCTCGCCTTTTGCGTCGGTCCAGAAGTTGTTGACCGCAACAGAGAATGAAAGCTTCCCTGCTCCTGAGTCAAAATAACGCATTTCTGGGTCCGCCGTGAGGTTTCCGGTTATTGTTACTGGCGCTGATGACATGTTCGTATTCTCCTTGTGTTTGGTTTATGTATCGCCGAAAGCAGCATATCACTCGTGGTAGGCTCTGTCAATGGCCACTAACCCTTTTGAAATAAGGCTTTCGTTAACCAATGCGATTGCCAACTCGTTGTTTGACATTGCTTTTGATGAGAGCATATCGGACAAGGAGCTAGCGCAGCAACTTGAAGATTACAAAGATGTTGCAGTAATGATTCTTGAAGACCTCGGGTGTGAGGTCATTGAACTCAAAGACGGAAAGATGATTTGTTCCTTCAGTCCACAAAAATAACACGGGACTAGTAAGTGACAGGAATAAATTGAAGCGCAGAAGGAGCGAAGCGACTGGTATTCCAAAGAAATACGGAAGGCCCCATTTACTCCATTTACGAATGGCTGTAGGCCGAAGGCCGTAAGCCTGAAGAGCGAGCAGCGTTAAATGGATAAATGGAGGGAGTATTACTTTGGAATGCGAGCAAGCAATTTTGCCGTGGACTTTTAACTGAATATTCTCGGGACTAATAAACAAACCTAGCATTTGCGTGCGAGGCTGCGTGCTGCGCAGTCGTCTATGTCGTTGTGCACGCCTCAGCGTGCAAGCGAAGCGTCATAAGACATAGCGACGAAGCATCTCGCGGACTGCATGCAATGCGATTGTTGTTATGAGACCCAACACGGGACTAGATAGTGGCCGGGAACAGACAGCGAAGTTGCTTTCTTTTCGAGCGGTGCGAGAGCGAGAAGGTTCCAGAGCGTAGTTATTTTGCGATTAAAGACTTTATGGGAACAAGCGAAGACGCGAGCGTTGAAGGACGAGATACTGAATATAACCAGTAAAATCTCGGGACTAGGGACTATTCAAGTAACGAGTCGTTTGATGCGAGCAGCGAAGCGCAGTGTACTTAAAGGATTTAAGAGCGGGATAACGTAGCGATGGAATTTCGAGCGTTCGCTGAGCGAGGAAAGAAGTACAAGCGAAAGTTGTGCTGTGAGCCTACTCGGGACTATGAAGTGTGTTTTACGGTCCATGTTCAACAAACAAGCTTTATGAAGCGTCCGGAGCTGCTGAAGACTGGTGGTAGCTCTTTTGCGGACACCGTCGAGGCATCTCCAGGTAAGCGAGTATGCGATAACTTTTATTCGATTCAT